GTATGTTGACTACTCGGTCAACCAACTGGATGCCATCAAGGAAGCGTTCAAGGAGCAGGCCACGACAGCCAAGGAGGCCGGGTGGTTTGTGGCGGCAGTCTCTGCCCTTGTCCGACCGGGCATCACATGGGCGCTCTTCTTCATGTACGCCACGGTTAAGGCGGCGGCGCTATACATGGCCTTCAAGTCCGGCGGACACTGGAGCGAGGTAATCATGCGGGTATGGGATGTTGATGACTTCGCCATGCTCAACATGTGCCTGACCTTCTGGTTCGTCGGAAGAAGCCTTGAACGGTACAACGCAGGTGTGGGCAAGTGAAGACCTGTTCTAAATGTAAGACAGGGAAGCCGTTTGAGTTGTTTGCCAAGTCCGGCAAAAACAAAGGTGGTTTGCAGGGATGGTGTCGTGATTGCGTAAACACGGCGCGCCGGAAACCTGCGCTACCTCCTGAAGTCGTAGCGGAGCAGGCTCATCAACGGCGCATGGAGCGGCTTGCAAAGAAGCAGGCTTACTATCTCGCCAACCGGGACGGACATCTACAGCGTATGGCGGCAAATTACCGCGCCAACCAGACCGAATACAAGGCGAGATCGTTGCGTTGGAAGACGGAAAACAAAGACAAGTGGAACGCCAAATGCATGGAGCGGCACACTGCAAAACTCCGCGCGTGCCCCAAGTGGTTGTCTGATGACGACCGGTGGGTGTTTGAGCAGGCGTATGATCTTGCCCAGGTACGAGAGCGTGTGTGCGGGGGAAAGTGGCATGTTGACCATATCGTTCCGTTGCGGGGTAAAACAGTCAGCGGGCTTCACGTGCCCTGGAACCTGCAAGTGATCCCTGCCTCGGTAAACTGCTCTAAGCGGAATGCCTGGAAGTGACCACCGAGGCCATCAAACTGGCGGGCGATGCGCTGATCAAGCCCTTTGAGGGCTACGCCAAACGCTTGCCAAACGGTGACTGCACCGCCTACCCCGATCCCGGCACGCGCGGTGATCCGTGGACTATTGGTTGGGGCTGCACCGGCCCCGGTATACATCCCGGCACGGTCTGGACGGTGGAAACTGCCCAGGCAGAACTGGACAAGCACCTGCTGCACTTCTGTGCGGGGGTGCTGAAACTCTCCCCCAAACTCTTGCAAGAACCCCCCAGACGCCTTGCCGCAATCATCAGTTTCGCGTATAACTGCGGACTAGGAAATTACCGCATTTCCACGCTGAAAAAGCGGGTAGACGCCCAGGATTGGGCGGGTGCGTGCGAAGAAATTGTCAAGTGGAATAAGGCCGCAGGGCGCGTACTGAAAGGGTTAACCCGCAGACGCGAAGCCGAAGCGGCTCTGCTGAGATAACTATGCCGCTCAAGAAACTCCTGCTGAAACCCGGTGTAAACAAAGAGAACACCCGCTACACCAACGAGAATGGTTGGTATGAGTGTGACAAGGTGCGCTTTCGTCAGGGTACGCCGGAGAAGATTGGCGGGTGGCAGCGTATTTCCTCCAACACCTTTCTTGGCGTGTGCCGCGCCTTGTGGAACTGGGTAACCCTTGGTGGCCTGAATCTGATCGGTCTTGGAACCAATCTCAAATACTACATTGAGAAGGGTGGCGCGTACTACGACATCACGCCCATCCGCGTCACAACGACACTGCCCCTTGACCCATTCACGGGTAACGGCACCACCACGGTAACGGTCAACGCGCCTTCTCACGGCGCAGTGAACAACGACTTTGTGACCTTCAGTGGGGTGACGGGCACTTACGCATCGTTGTTGAACGCTGAGTTTCAGATCACGCTGATCAACAGCAACTCATACACCATCACGGTGGCGTCGGCCATTCCCGCCGGTACTACGGGCGGCGCAGCGGTATCTGCTGCATACCAGATCAACACGGGTGCGGCAATCGCGGTGCCCATTGTGGGTTGGGGCGCGGGCACATGGGGCTCTGGCCCATGGGGAACAGGCGGTACGACGTTTACACCTATCCGGCTTTGGAGCCATGACAACTTTGGTGAGGATCTGATCTTTGGCCCCAGGGGTGGCGGAGTTTATTACTGGGACGCAACCACCGGCATTACTGTTCGTGGTGTAAACCTCAACTCATTGGCCGGTGCATCTGATGTTCCGACCGTACAGAACGTCATCTACGTATCGGACATCAACCGGTTTGTGTTCTGTTTTGGATGCAACGACTATGGATCGGCGTCAATCGATCCCATGTTGATCCGTTGGTCTGATCAGGAAAGTGCGGTTAACTGGACTCCATCGGCAACCAATCAGGCGGGCAGTCTGCGGCTGTCCCATGGGTCAGAGATCGTCACGGCTGTGCAAACACGACAGGAAATTGTGGTGTTCACGGACTCCGCCATCTACTCACTCCAGTATCTGGGGGCGCAGGCAGGCGTCTGGGGCGCCCAATTGTTGGGTGACAACATCTCAATTGAGGGCCAGAACGCCGCGATCATTGCTTCTGGCGTGGTGTACTGGATGGGTGTGGACAAGTTCTACACATACGACGGCCGGGTTAAAACGCTCAAGTGCGACCTGCGCCGTCATGTATTCAGCGACTTCAACTCTCAACAGGCGGCCCAGGTGTATGCGGGGACGAATGAAGGGTTCAACGAAGTCTGGTGGTTCTACCCGTCGGCCAACTCCATGGTCAACGACAGGTATGTGATCTACAACTACTCGGAAGAGGTCTGGTACTACGGCACGATTGGCAGGACGGCATGGCTTGATTCCGGCCTCATTAACTACCCGATTGGTGCGACGTACAGCAACAATCTTGTGGAGCACGAGAACGGGGTTGACAATAACGAGACCGGCACAGCAACGGCAATTGACGCCTACATTGAGTCCGCAGAATTCGACATTGAGGACGGGCAGAACTTCGGGTTCGTGTGGCGGATGTTGCCTGATGTGACGTTCCAGGGATCGACCGCAAACAATCCATCTCTGACCATGACGCTCATCCCAATGGCGGGATCGGGTTCTGGCTTCAATGTTCCCCAATCTCAGGGCGGCTCAAGCAGTGCAGCGGTTACGCGCTCCGCCACGGTGCCCATTGAGCAGTTCACCAACATCGTTTACATCCGGGTGCGTGGCCGCCAGATGATCATGAAGGCACAGTCCAACGCTCTTGGGGTGACATGGCAGTTGGGTGCTCCCAGAATTGATGTTCGCATGGATGGCCGCAGATGAGTCTGCTCATTGAAGATGCACTTGTACCGCCTCCTCCCAACCTGCCACTTGCGCCGGTTGATTACGAGTCGCGCTATCAGGAGCAGTTCAACAACGTCCTGCGTCTGTACTTCAACCGTTTAGACGCCGTACTGAGGGCTATCGTGGCTACAGAATCTCCCATCCCAATCTCCATCGGCGGCACCAATGTGGATGCCTTTGGGCGGGTGCGAGTCAGCAACCCGCTGACTTTGTTCGACTCCTCGCACCGATACGCAGACAACAACCTATGGGCCAACAGCATCACGGGAACTGCTGCTGCCACTTTCAGCGCGGCTGAGGGTTTGATCAACCTGACCGTGGGCACGGCCAACAACGATCAGATCATTCGGGAAACCATCAAGGTGTTTTCCTACCAACCGGGCAAGAGCCTGTTGGTGATGAGCACCTTTGTGCTTGGAGATGCCAAGGCCAACCTGCGTCAGCGGGTGGGCTACTACGGTGCGGCCAACGGCCTGTACTTTGAGCGCGACGGCACAAGCCTGTACTTCGTAGAGCGCAGCAGTGTTACAGGGGTAACCACCAACACCCGCGTTGTTCAAGCAGATTGGAACCAAGACCCCTTGAATGGGACTGGCCCGTCGGGGATTACCCTTGACGCATCCAAGGCGCAGATTCTGTACATGGACATTGAGTGGCTAGGTCTTGGAACCTGCCGCATGGGGTTCATCATCGACGGGGTGTTTGTCCCGGCGCACAACTTCAACCACGCCAATCTGATCACTACGACCTACATCACCACGGCATCCCTGCCCCTGCGGTACGAGATGACCAATACGGGCGTGACGGCCAGTGCAAGTACGTTGAAACAAGTGTGCTCCACGGTGATCTCTGAGGGCGGGTATGAACTTCGTGGCGCTCAGTTGAGCGCAGGCAACACGATCACGGCCCCAACAACTCTGACCACGGCAGGTACTTTTTACCCTGTTGTTTCCATCCGACTGAAGTCCGCCCGACTCGACGCAATTGCCATTCTGACGGCAGTTTCTATTCTTGGTATCACCAACAACGCCAACTACAAGTGGCAGGTTGTGGCGTCTGGAACCACAACGGGTGGCACATGGGTCAGTGCCGGAACGAACTCTGGGGTTGAGTACAACATAACCGGAACTGCGTTTACCGTGGGCACCGGGCGCATCCTAGCAACGGGCTTCTTCCAAGGCTCCAACCAAGGCTCCAACAGTGTGGACATTCTCAAGGAAGCACTGTTTGCAAGCCAACTTGAGCGCGACACATTTACAGCCACCGCCTACGAACTGACCCTTGCTTGCACTTCGGCGTCTAACGGGGATCAGGTGTTGGCGTCAATGGACTGGGAAGAGATCAGCAGGTAAGGACTGAGCATGGCTTTCTCTGATTCACAGGTTGAGCAGGCACTGCGCGAATCCATGGCGCAGGGGTTCTCCCTTGAAGATTCTCTCCGTGGCGCAGCGGAAAAGTTTGGGGTTCAGCAAGATCAATTGGATCGTGCCAAAAATATCCTTGGCACCGCAAAACCAGATGTAGTTGGCAATCTGCAAAATGCAGGTCTCAAGGAATCTCCCGCCAATCTTATTCAACAACTCAGTAAAACTCAGCCTGATTTCACTAAAGGGTTTGATTTCTCCAACATTGGCAGGATGGGAGATGAGAGTACCGGTGTTATTCAGGGCCCGAGCACAGAGTTTGGTGGCTACAACGTAAAAGCCCTTGGCGAGTTTGCTGATGTCGGAGAGGGTAGTTACGCCCCGACCGGCGCACTTGGTGGTTATGAGGCCACCAAAACTGAAACCCAACAGAACGGTAAACCGCTGATCAGTACGCTGAAATACGACGCTTCGGGCGCATTGACCGGCAGGACTGTGCGTGCTTACGAGGGATCGGACAGCGGCACAGAGTACAGGCTTGATGCGGCGGGCAATATAATTGGCTCATCCAAGTTCGATGACTCAGAAGCCTGGAAGACCACGGCAGCGGCGTTGCTTCCAATGGCAACAATGGCCTTTGCCCCAGGTCTGAGTAATTACTTCGCAGGACTTGCGGGAGCGGGCACAGCAGGGGCCACCGCAGCCGAAGTTGCACTTGCCAAGGCAGCCGGGGCGGGAGCCACCGGGGCTTTGTTTAGTGGAACGGGCGCCGCCCTTGCCGGGAAAGAAGGTTCAGATCTCCTCAAGGCCGCCGCTCTTGGCGGGGCAAGTTCTGCCGTTGGTGCGGGATTGGCGGGAGAGGCCGGAAAGTATGCCGGTAAGTTGGTTGAAGACCCCTACGCGTCTCAGATCGTACGAAGCGCAGTTGAGGGCGGCATCAAGGCCCTTCCCGGAGCGATTGCTACCGGAGACTACGGAAGAACACTGACCGGCGCCTTGGTGGGCGGTGGAATGGCGGCGGCTGATATGGCGACCGCAAATGTTGATGTGCCGTTTACACGGCAGCAGGCCGAGGCGGGACTCAACCTTGCTCGCGCCATAAGTTCTGGGAACATGGTGTCCGCAGCAAATGCGGCGGCAACTCTCATAAATAATCCAGATATTACTGTTGCTACAAGGGCTGCAACATTACTGAAAGCATTTAATTCTGGGAATATAAATGCAATCATGGCTGCAACTCAGATGCTTAGTAATTCACTTGGAAAGCCTGGAAAAACCACTACCACGAGAACCGCAGAGGCTCCCGGCGGTGCATTTGAAACAAGTGCCATTATTGAGCCAGGAGATGCGGGTGGCACAATAGTTCCCGGTGAGGCCGGTGAGGATTATGTTGATCCGAATAGCGTAGTGGTAACCGGCCAAACTG